ACAGTTATTAGAAGTTCAAAAAGAGTTAGCTACAGCAAAAGCTGAAGCAGCTAGAGAAAAGTTATTAACAAAAGCTATGGCTTATGCTAGTGAAAAGAAATTACCAACAAGTTTTGTAGATAAATTTTTAGGCGACGATTTGGAATCTACTAAGGCTAATTTAGATGGTTTTGCTACAGACTGGTCAAAAGGTCTTGAAGCAATAGCTACAGAAAAAATGAAACAATCTAGCTATGTACCTGGCAAAGGAAGTGATGGTAATCCAGTAAGTATCGGTGCTGCTATTGCTGCTCAAACAAATTCAAAATCAAGCGCCCCAAGCGATCCTTGGGCAAGTAAGTAGGAGGAATAAAAATGTATTTTAAAAAAGAAATTTATACAAATGATATGGAGATATTAGTAACCCAAGCTAATTTAGTTACATTTAGTGGCACTGTATTAGCTGCAGGTATAACAGCTAATGATGAAGGCAAGAAAATAGTGTTAGCTGGTAGTTTGATTGATGCTGATGGTAATGTGGTTAAACAGACTGGCACAACTGGTACTGAAACATTGTCAACAACTCCAGTGGGAATTTTATATAAAACGATTGATGTAACTTATGGAGATCAACCTGGTTCATTAATAGTTGAGGGTTATTTAAGAGCTGATAGAGTTCTTGATACATTTGCTGCAAAGGCAATTACTTTAATAAAAACTGCTTTACCAAAAATAACATTTAGATAATAAGAGGAGGAATAGAATATGCCAAGAATTGAAGAAGTATTTAATACAAAAGAATTAATAAATTATTTTAAGGAAAGACAAGTGACGCCAATGTTAGGGGAAAGTTTATTTCCAGAACGAAAGATTCAAGATATCGAATTTGATATGATATTAGGTGCTGGAGGATTACCAGTAAGTGCTGAAGTCCATGCATTTGATACAAAAACTCAGTTAGCAAGTAGAGAAGCTATCGAAAAAGGTGCTGCAAGCTTAGCACTTATCAAAAGACAAATAAAAATTGCAGAAAAAGAAATAATTAAAATTCAAAATCCAAGAACTGATGCAGAGTTAACATTTGTTTTATCTCAGCTTTATAATGATTCAGAGAAAATGGTTGAAGCTGTAAAGGTTAGGGTTGAATCAATGAGGATGGAACTTTTATCTAGTGGAAAGGTTGCTATTAATGAAAATGGAGTTAAAGTTACTCTTGACTATAAGGTTCCAGCAGCTAATAAGAAAGCATTTAACTGGAGTAATGTTTCTACATCGAAACCACTTAACGATTTAGAGTCTTTAGCTAGTGCAGTTGAAGATACTTCTGGAAGTAGACCAACGAGAGCTCTTACTTCTAGAAAAATTGCCAAAGCTATATGTGCAAATGAATCTGTAAGAGCAGCTATACATGGAGTAAATTCAGATAAAATTGTTACTTTGGCTCAATTAAATGAGTTATTAGTTCAATCTGATTTACCAACTTTAGTTACTTATGAAGGTAAATATAGAGTTGAGGTAGCTAAGGGATATGCAACTAAGAGATATTTCCCAGAAGACGTAATCTCTATGTTTGGTCCTGAAACCTTAGGCGAAACAATTTATGGTTTAACTGCTGAAGAAGTAAAATTAATTGGTGATGGTAATATGGACCAAGCTGAAATGGTAGGAAATATCTTTGTTGGAACTTATACATCTATAGATCCAGTTGGAGAATTTACTAAGGCAGTAGCTACAGCACTTCCTTCATTCCCTGGTGGAGAAGAGTTAGGAATAGGAACTATAACATTGGCTTAATAAAAGAAGGATTAATTCCTTCTTTTTTTATTTATGAAGGAGGATTATATGACTTTAGAAGAAAAGAATCAAGCTAAAGCAATTTTACTGATAAGAAATTATCTTAATAAAGATTTTACAGATAGCTATATTCTAAAGAACTTTAGTTTAGCTATAGATCAAATAATTGAAAACGCTACAAAGTTACAAAACATAAAAGCTCCTGGAGTTAAGTCGTTTTCTGAAGGTAATCAATCAATGTCATTTGAAACTGGTATTGAAGCCTGGACTATAACTCCTGATGTTAAGGCATTGTTACCTACTCCATATGTAAGGATGTGGTGATATGGGTGTATTAATAAAAAATGCTGAT